AATTTAACTTATACGATTATATTACCGTGAAATAGGGTTTTTTACAGTTATTTTTTCTTTTTGCGTCTATGTTGATAGGTTATCTTCTTTTTACCAGTTTTTTCACGTTTAAACCTTTCTTTTTCACTTGCTGTCATCTCTCCAACAGTCTTAGGTGTCTTACTTGATACACGTTTAGTAGGACGACAGGCAGGATAGCCTCTTTTTTCTCCTTTTTGACGACCACAAGGTTTGCCAGTTTTAACGTCAACCCAATTTTCCTTAAACCAACGGTCTAAACCACCCTTAGTTCTGGTACTTGGTTTACTTTTTCTTTTTTGTGGCACGTTTTCTCTCCACTCTATAAGTTCCACCACGCTTTTTGTATTCTCGGACTAACCAAGCATTAGCATA